ACTTTGGAGACGACATAGCTGTTGCTGAAGGGGAATTATTAGAAGTAAATGGCTGTGTACTTACAGCACCTAACCTTACAGACAAGGATTTAGTAAAGCATTACGACAAAGTAATAACTGCTAGAGTAGATGGCGAGTGGGTAGGTTGGGGTTCAGTATATGGATTTATACACTATTATTGCAATAAAGGAAAGCATAAAAAAGATATACAAGACGTTACATATTGGGGAGCTGAAGGGTGTAGGAATCATTTAACTTTACAATATTGTTTACAAGGAGCTACTATTGACGAATTAGTAGACGATGATTTATTGACCAAAGAAGATTACAAGATTTGGATAGGTCATAGATATGGTAAAAAATTACCAAGAGTAGGACGACCTTTGCATATTAAAAAGGATTCGTTATACGATGAAAGAGGATTTTTTAATTTTTAATAAACACATAATGAGTGAAACTCTAAGAAAAGTTGCGTCTATTCAAGGCGCAGGAACGTATGAAAGTAAGAATGGCTTGCTTTACAAATTTGACTACACGTTTGTAGACGGAAGTAGTATTAACGCTAACCATAAAACTCAGCAAGCACCATTTAAAGCAGGCGACGAAGTTGTAGTAGAAGAGCGTGGACGTAAAGACGATTTTGTTTGGGGAGCTGTCAGAAAGCGTCAAGAGGGATTTTGGACAGGTACGCCTGAAAAAGTGCCTTATAATAAAACTGAAGAAATAAAACGTATTGAAGCGTCGTGGGCTGTCAATACAGCAGTAGTTGGTTTAGGATCATTAAAAAACTTAACTGAAGTAGAGAGTTACGCTAGAGAGCTTTTGTTAATTCGTGACAGAATAGTAGAAACTCCATACGATGCTTATAAAGGTCAAGAGCCTGCTAAGTGGACTAAGGAAGATATGCAAACAGCAGAGGCTACCCAAGATATGGAAATACCTATGCCAACTGATAACGATTTACCTTTTTAATTATGAGTAAAATGGGACAAAAGTTCGTAGACGAACAAGAAGAAAAGTCATTAGAAAGTATGTATAACGATACTATATATATGTCTGTCGATGGTAAGGATATAGAGTGGTCAATAGAGTGTGCACTAAAAGCAACTGGTGCTTTAGACTACGAACCTATGGACGCATACTTTACTAGAGTAAAGCGTTACGCAAAAGAAATTTTAAAAACTAAAAAAGAACTAGCAGATGAAGTCAATGGGGGCATTTATTAAGGTGCATTTTGGCACTCACGCCAAACTAAATGACGCTTTGGGATTAGGAAAAAATACTGTCAATAGATGGTATAACTCTAACCCACGACAATTTTTTATGTACTTGCCTGAGCTTCATCAATGGAGTGGTGAGCCTACAGATCAAATTATTGAAATGATTAAGATTCGTATGGAGGACGTTAAAAGTATTCGGGAGCTTTGATACAGAACCCCGATACAACACAGTTTAAGATGGTTACAATTTTAATTGTAGTTTTAGCAGCCTTAATGATAACACACTTATTCAATGGCTAGACAATTTAAAGGCGTATGGATTCCTGCTGAACTATACTTAGACAAATCAATAACCTGGACGCAAAAGATAATACTCTTAGAGGTAGATTCTTTTTCTAAAAACAACCTAGAATGCTTTGTCAGTAATGAGCATTTAGCAAATCTAATAGGCATTTCAGAAAGTGGAATAGAAAAAGCCATACGAGGTTTAGTAGAAAGGAATAGGCTAGAGCGTAAGCGTCAAGTTATTAATGGAGCTAACCGTAGGCTAATGAGGTTGCCTACCTCAATAGAGTGTGGGAGCTTACCTCACTCAACTGAGGGTACTAACCACACTCAGGTGAGGACTACTATAAACAATAACTATAACCAAGTACCTAAACCAAAGAAAGGGAGACCACAATCTTTTGATGAGGTATGGAATTACTTTAAGGATTTAGAACTAGGTTTGGATGAAGCCCAAAAATTTGTAGATTGGTACGATAGTGTAGGTTGGAAGGTAAAGGGGGGTAACTCCATTAAGGACTGGAAGGCTTGCGCTCGCCAATGGAAACGCAGAAATAAACAAAACACAAATGCAAAGAAAGGATTTAGCTCAGATAACTTCACACCTAATGCCCTCAACGATTTCGTTACTAACGGATAGTGGGTTAATGGTAAAGCCAAAAGAGGCTTGGACGGAAGGCACTAACATACGTACAGCAGTAAAACACAATCCCGAAATAGTTAGGGGTTGGATAATGGCTGAAGTAGGTAGGCTTATAAAAGACGTTGACGCAAATAAAACTATTTCGTCTGACGAAGAATTACAATTTTGTTGTAGATCAATACTAGACGAACACCCTACACTAAAACTAGAGGAACTTAGGGCTTGCTTTAATATGGTACGTCAAGGCAAGTTTGGTAAATTGTTTGAGCGTTTGAAGTCCGCAGAAATTTTAGAATTTATACGTCAGTACGAAGGTGAGGTAAGGACGGAAGTAATGAAGCGACTACGTGAAGAAGAACGAAATCAGAGGTTTGAAACTCCTGAAAAGCTAGAGCCTCTAAATTTAGGTAAACGATTAGCTGACATTTTAAATGACGACACTCCACTACCTAAACCAAAAGGTCAGGGATTAGGAGCTAGACTAAAAAAGAAATTAGGAAATGAAGAATAAAGAAATAAAAGACTTTGTAAGAGAGGGTATGACTACTCTTGTTTTAATAGAATTAAAAGGAATATTGCTTCAAGGAGAGTATGCTAAAACTAAAGAAGACGTACTTAAACAAGTACGTAAAAGGATTGAGGAATATGAAGGATATGACTGAGGGAAAAACTAGAGAGTTGTTAAACTCATTATTTGACCTTAAATTAAAAAAAGCTAAAGGCAAATTTTGCTCTTACGATGCAGAGGACTCACAGCATATAGTAGAGATAAAAAACAGACGTAGCTATTACCCGACTAAAATGATAGAAGCGTCTAAACTATTTACCAATTTTCAAAAAGCTCAAAAGTCAAACAAGTATTTTATTTATGTAGTGACGGATAAAAAAGGCATTTTTATTTTTAATATAAGCAAACAAATAGACTACATAATTTCTTTAGGTATTCAGAAAAGTGAGCAACCTGCCTCAACGGATTTTAAGGACGACTCTAAAATTTATAAGTATTACTACAATCTTCCTGAAGAGATGGTATGTGAAAAAAGATTAATAGAATGAGACACGGATCACTATTTAGTGGAATCGGTGGTTTTGATTTAGCTGCTGAGTGGGCAGGGTGGGATAACGTCTTTCATTGTGAATACGAACCATTTGCTCAGAAAGTTTTAAAACACCACTTTCCAAACTCAAAATTGTATAACGACATAAGAACATTTGATGCGACAGATTACTTTGGACGAATTGATATTATCACAGGAGGGTTCCCCTGTCAACCATTCTCAGCAGCAGGAGAACGAAAAGGAACAGAAGACGAACGCCACTTGTGGCCGGAAATGCTTAGGATTATTCGAGAGGTTGCCCCGCAGTACGTCGTGGGCGAAAATGTTAGGGGACTTATTAATTGGTCAGGGGGAATGGTTTTCGAGCAAGTGTGCTCTGACTTGGAAGCTGAAGGGTACGAAGTCCAACCGTACCTACTTCCAGCTTGCGGTAAAAACGCACCGCATAGACGAGACAGAATATGGTTTATTGCCTACTCCCGCAGTTGCGCTGAGAGAGAAGACAGAAGAACAAGCTCAGGAGAGACACAAGAAATTTGGAGGAACGACGAGAGGACTATACCTCACGGATCAACTTGCGTTAGGGATGCTACCGACACCGACAGTGAGCGATGGAAACGGAGCGAGACGAGACGACGATCCAAAGATAAAAAACCATCTGAGCGACTTGAAAAATTACATATCGTATCAGAACAAAGATGGGACGACTTCCCAACTAAATCCCCTGTTTGTGGAGGAAATGATGGGATTCCCCGAAAATTGGACGCTATCACCTTTCCTGGTTGGCGAAGAAAAAGTATTGGAGCCTACGGAAACGCAATAGTTCCCCAAGTGGCTTACGAAATTTTTAAGGCTATTAATGCAATAGAAAACATAAATGACGTATCTTAGTTTGTTGGTTAAACATTTGATGTGTATAACTGTGTTTGTTTATTTAAGGAGAGGGGCATTTTGCCTCTCTCTTTTTTTGTAAATTACTATATGGCTAAACGAGCGACTGAGGTAAAAAAACTAGACCAGGCTTTAAGTAAGTACGTAAGGTTTAGCAATGCAGATAGGCACGGCAACGTCTCTTGCTTTACCTGTCAAAAATTAGTTGATTGGAAATACGAGTGTGATTGTGGGCATTTTCAAAGTAGGTCGAAGTATAGCACAAGGTGGTTATATGATCCTGACAACGGATTAACCAACGTACAGCCCCAATGTAAGCATTGCAATTTGACAAACGGAGGTCAGCAATGGTTGTTTGGTGCTAGGTTAGATGCGGTTTATGGTGAAGGTACGGCTATGAAAATTGTCAGAATAAGTAACGAGACACGCAAATTTTCAACTCAAGAAATAATTGAAATGCGCAAGGAGTTTACAGATAAATACAATGAGCTGTGTAAGAAAGTTCTTTGAAGACAACTACGACGAACTCCTTAAAGTTGCTACTCGATATGTAAAAGAAAACGGAGGCGACCTACTTAACGACCTTGCTATTTTCTACTTAGAAAAGCCAAATGAGAAACTAGAAGAAATGTGTAAGAATGGCGAGCTAATGAGTTATATCTGTCGCACTATGGCAATATGTGGATTTAGCAAAACAACCAGGTATTACTATAAATATTTAAAACATAGAGAGAAGCTAGTTAATTACCCTTTAGCTTTATTAAGAACAAAAGAAGAGGTTATTGAAAACGAAAGAGAACCTAAAGAAACTTTAGATTTTATAAATAGTATATTGCAAGAAATAGATTGGTTCGAATCAGAAGTATTTAGAATCTATTATTTGCACAATCATTCATTAAAAACATTATCCGATGCAACAGGAATCAGCAAAAGCACCCTCTACAACGCCCTCAGAAAAGCCCAAGAAGAAGTCAAAGAAAAAGTCAAAAGGCTTGGGAGATACGATAGAAAAAATAACAGAAGCAACGGGGATTAAAGCCGTAGTTGAAGCCGTAGTAGGTGAGGATTGCGGATGTAGTGAGCGCAAGGCGTGGTTAAACAAACGTTTCCCTTATGCAGAAACTATGTCTGACAAAGACAAAGAAGCATTTAAAACTATACTAAAGCCTGCTAAGGAACGCAATAAGCTATACGGAGGGGAAATGCAACTTGTAGTAGATATGTACGAGCGTGTATTTAAGATGCGTAAAAAGAAAAGCAGATGCGGTTCGTGTATGCTAGGCTACCTTAACGAATTAGAAAAAGCATACGAAGCTGCTTGTGATGAGTAAGATTTTATGTCCTGCTATATTAG